CCCCGATAGCATCGCGGCCCGTTCCTCATCCGTTTTAGACGGAAAGAGGTATTTCAGTGCTTCAATACTATCAACACCTAATTCTTGCAGGTTCCTTACAACTATAGAGTTATTTAAAATATCTTGTGTAGAATCTTCGTAAACAGGTCCTAGCCAACGCCATTGAACAGTAATATCACCATCAGGAATTAAACCTTGAACCCCAGGAGGAATTTGTTGCGTCTGAAGACACATCATCATCAATTGTTTGACTTGCTCTTCAAATGCGTTCATTGCCATCTCATAAGCAGCAATGTCTTCATCTGTTGATTGTTCAGGAAGATCCAAGGGTTTCTCTAAACCCGCAGCAGCTGCTAATGATTCTCTAAACAGTTTTTCTTCTTGGAATATAATTAATTCAAGGCAACGACAAATTCCGTATGTATAAATAGCTGTTGCTTTTTTCTTTGATGTCGCAGAAACGCGACCAAACAACGACTTGTATTCAGTTGCTGTTACACCAGCTGAAATGGAAAGTTCGTCTACACCGCCAAGAGCTGTTCTGATTTCTTCTCGATAAGTACGTGCAAATGCATTTTGATCACCAGTGATTGCATCAGGAACAATGTAACCAACACGATCATTTGGTTCTAAGTTTGCAATAACTCTAGGAACACGAATTTGACCGTCAACTCCACGAGAAATAGGATCAGACTTAAATCTAGATTGACTTAAAGGACCTGAACCTGCAAAACCAGAGTTAGCAGCAATAGACGGTCTCTGTACAACTGCATCACCACCAGCTTCCATTAAATCTGTTTTAGGTCTTGATGAAAGCAGTGTTGGATTACCAAAGAACTGTACATTCTTCCGCATCGTGCGGACAATTTCATCATGAATAACAATATGATTTGCAAGCGCATCAAATTCACCTGCGCCTTCATTTGAAAAACCTTTCGGGTTATTAAAAATTTCTACACAAGGAATAAAGCCTAAGGTGTTTGTAAATGTTTTAGTTTTACCACCAAAACCCTGGGGAGTGCTTTCAAATGAAATCTCTCCTTCTGAATGAGTTTCTTCAATTGTTTTTCTTTTAATTGAAAGACGAATATATCTTTTGGATCCATTCTGACCAGGTATTTCCATACCTGTTAAATCTTTTGTACCAATATCTTGTGTACCAAATCCGTTCCGAACTTTATAGCTATAGATGATCACCACTTCATCTAGATCACCATCAGCATTGTAATAACTGCGATACTCGTGAGATCTAAAGTAATAAAGTCTGTAATTGTTTTTGGTAGGACGAACATAAAAAAGACCCTGGCCATCACAAAGAAAATAATCCCAGATAGAATCAAATCTGGTATCAAGCATGTTGTATTTAACAACACGATCTAAAAAGTCTTTTCTTTGATTGCCAAAATTATCTTGTGCTGGAAAAAACTCAACACCTTGACGGATGCCAAACATCCGCATTTGTGCTAAATGGCCTGCAACAATACCAGTGTCAACAGCCTCTCCGCCATCTTTATTCAGATAAGCGTTAATAATTTCTCTAAGCCGTGTTTTTGCTTCCACTGTTATTGTCTTTTATTTTTATACATCCTAGCAGCTTTTCCAGCTTTCTTGGCTTTTTCTGTGTTAGGAACAAATTGTTTTCCTTTGCGACTGGCTTCTTTTTTCTTGTCGTCAGTTTCTTTGCGTTCTTCTGGTGAAAGTTTTGCCCAAGCTGCTTTGGGCAAGTAACGTTCTGTTCTTCCTTTTTCAATTGCTTTATCTGCCATTATTTTTTCTCCTTGTACTTTTTAGCTGCTGTAGCTGCTTTCTTTCCTTTCTCATATTCTTCTCTCGTCTGCCAATCTTCTTTACCCCATTTCTTTAATGACTTTTGTTTTTCCCCTTCTCCCCCTTTGTAACCGCCACCAGCTTTTTTATATTCTGACGCAACTAGCTGCGCTTTACGTGCAGACCACTGGCCAGGCTTACCACCTTTGGATCCTTCTGTAATTCGTTTTTTAATTCGTTCCCGAAGCGCTGGTTTCGTGTATTTGGAGTCGTCTTGTGCCATTCTTTTTCAATTGTTTTTTAACTTCTAACCACTTATCAAAGTAAATAAGTTCAGCATCACTAAAAAGTTCTGGATGTTCAAGTGCTTGCTTAACTAATTTTTTTTTCTTCATGAAAAGCCAGGGATGTTTGGAATAGTTGTACCGTATGGATTATTAACTTGATTCTGTAATGCTAAATAAGATTGCATACCTGCCACATTGCCCATCATTGGGTTTGGACCCAATGAATACAAAGCATTAGGTAAATTGCTTGTGCCAGCTAAAGGTGGAAGTTGAGGACCTGTTCTTTTTAAAAAAGTTTCTGCTTCAAAAGGATTATCAGTTCCTGTGCCTTTATTGTAAATTTTTTGAAGTCTAGTTTTATCTTTGTGTGCAGAAGGATTAATCAAATTTTGATCAAAAGGATTGCCCGCAATAAGGCCGCCCAGGTTGCCAATAGCGCCTGCAGCACTTGAATCACCGTAATGATAGCTCATTCTTCTAAAACCTCTACGCCAGGATTATCATTAACTTTACTTAGTATAATTCCACCACTCTTTAAATCCCATTGAAGGATATCTCCTTCGTTCCAGTTTAACTCTTCGCATAATTCATCTGGAAACGCAATAAAACAATCACCATTTGCGTCTTCTTGTATTTCTACAATGTAACTCATTTTTGTAAAAGCTTTTCAATTAGCTTATCAAGTTTTATGTTGATCTGCTTAAAATTTTCGTGAAGTCCTTGTATTTCTCTTAAAAAATCTACTTTTAAAACGTAATCAATAGGTAAACGATTAATCTGGTCTTCCAAAAGATCTACTCTCCTTTTTTGTGATCCTATATAATCAAACGCTTGTTTGACGCGCTCGTTTTGACGTTCTAAAATTTTGGTTGCAGTCCATCCACCAGCCGTTATGGCCGATATCATCGCAGTCACGCCGATTGCAACGTATTCAGGACCCATTATTGTTTATGTGCTTTTTTAATTGTAAACCTTAATAATCAAGATGTAATTGCCCTTTTCTTGATAAACCATTAACAAGCCAAACCAAAGCATCTACACAATCATCATGGCTACTAACTCCGAAATTTGTGAGTTCCTCAAAGAGATTAGTGAAGTTCCTATAACGGTTAAAAATAATTTTTCTGTCTTCAAACATTCCCATAATTCCTCTAAATCGTGCCAACTTGTCTGCACGGAATCCCTTGACTGGATGCCAAATCAAGTTATAGAGACCTTCGTTATTTAAACAAATACGTTTAAAATCAGCTTCCAGGGAGGCTTGATACTGTACAGCTTCTGACCAAATATCACATGTTGAATAGGTTGGAAACGGTACATTATTTTGGTCCATTCCAATAATGGACCAATCATGAAGTAGTTCTTTTAATGCATCCAGTTTCTCTAAGTTACCCATAACACGTATTCTTCTGTAATCAATAATATGAATACGATCTTCAATCCTTCCACCTAAAACCATAACGGTGTAATCATTTTTCTCTTTAGTGCCCGCAGACAAGTCAACCCCTACACCCAAGGTATCAAATTCAGTAGAAATTTCTGCTTTAACAATAAGTTCTGGTGCAAGTGATAGTTCGTTTTGACGAACAATCTGATTCATATATTGGAAAGAAAAAGCAATTGGCGCTTGCCGTTTCTTTTCTTTTAGATATTCAAGTGACCACATATCTGGCCAGTATGATTCCTCTTCTCCTGTTTCTGGATTGTTTTGAATTGCTGACAAAACAATTTGTGACCAGTTGTTCTGTTCATTAAATGTAGTTGCATGGATATCATCATGTCTAAACCTAGTACCCAAACAAATAGCTCTCGCCCCTTCAAACATCGTTGGTGCAATCACTGCATTCCAGTTGTCCTGCATTGTTTTACGGATATCTGGGTTTGCAATATCAGCAGATGATTTAATAGCGTCATCAATCATCACTAGGTGAGAACGCTTGGAGGTCACAGAACCTTTAAGTCCAGCGGCGCAAAGCGTAAACTGTTCTTCACCAGTGGTATCAATACCTGCAAATCGATGATCAATAGACCAGTATTCATTACTGGTTACATTTTTCATTAAACGAACGGTTGGAAAAACTTCTTGATATCTTTTGCTTTCAATGATTCGTTTAATTGTTGCAGACTTAGATCTTGCAATATCAACCGTATAAGACAAATACAAGATCTGTAAAGGCATCTTTGCTGTAGTGTGAATACCAATAGCCCATGCTGTTAACAAACCAAGCACA